CAATCTGCGTTGCTCTTCATAGTGGGCCATGCGTTCTTCTTGCGTCATGTTTTCAATCTTCTTTGCCATTCGTTTAACCCTTCCGGTTTGTTTCGATAATTACCAATACCGTAAACAAAAAGGGGGTGTCAACAAAAAAAGAACGGGGCCAAGAAATTAATCTCGACCCCGTTCCCCACAACAACGAAAGGTACCCTACGAACTACCAACCTCGTAAGGAATACCCAGTTTTACCATCGCTTCTCTGTGCGTGTCAAGCCACATTTTACAATCTTTCCGATTTTTTCCTACGAACACTGTTATACAACGCAAATAATCTACAGCACGTTTTAATTTGACCAGTTCACGGTTTGTCTCGCCAATCCTTACAGAAGATGCAGGGGCTGTTACCTGCCACATCCCATCGAACTCGCGCTGGGTTATTTCTATTTTAACTTCTTTGGTTCGCAGGTTTGTCATTGTTCTTCCTTGTCTCCCGATACGGCATCTATGTAAATTTCTATGGCGTCACGAATTAGGTCAGCCACGGATACTTGTTCTAGGCTTCGTTTGTTCATCTGCTCTGCCATATCACTCAAGAAAACAAATTGACGAATCGGCATCTTGAGATTGTACAGCTTTGTCTCTTCAGTAATCTTTATTGGTCTTGCCATCCTTGGCTTCCCTTTTTCTCAGTTTGTCCAAAATCTTTTTTCGTTTGTCCTCTACAATTCTTTTCCTAAATAGGGCATCCCTTAAAGACTTAGCTACAGGGTTATTTACATTAGGTTTTTTCATATCAGGGTTTCCCTAAAGGGGGATTGTAACGAGGGTTCTATCATGGAAAAAAATATCTGTCAACCCCCTTGACCCAGATTTTATTTTAGTCTAGGCAAGGGTACCACAACACACACGGAGAGGCAAATGACAACATGGATAAAGGATTTTGTAACAGACCTTACCATAGCACCAGAGGGTAGTCTGCGACTAGACTGTCCTGCGTGTGGGCACAAGAATACATTTAGTGTCAGCGACAAGCAAGGGGAACGTCTGTGGTTCTGCTTTCATGCAGACTGCGGAACAAAGGGGCGCACCGGATTTAGGTTACGCAAAGATATTCCGACACACCCCCTGCTTTCCAAAATTAAACCCGAACCAAGACCCGACACTTATGAAGGGGGGTTCGAGTTACCTGATACTTTTGTACCTGTGTCCCGAAACGAAAAGGCCACAGAATATCTAAAACAGGTTAATGCTTACGGCGCATATCAGAGTGGGGCGGCTGACATTCGATACGACTTTCGTATGGATAGGGTTGCCTATTTAGTTAAACATAACAATAGATTGGTGGATGCGGCGGGTCGTGGGCTTGCTGGTCAAAAACCAAAGTGGTGGAGATATGGAAAATCTGGTTATCCTTTCGTATGCGGTGTGGGACGTACAGGAGTTATTCTCGAAGATTGTGCTAGTGCTTGTAGTGTTGCTGACTTTATCACAGGCATAGCCCTGCTAGGTACAAACCTTTTGGACTCACACTTGAGTACAATTAAAAAATATGATAGGGTGCTTGTTGCCCTAGACAAAGATGCCACATCGAAGGCACTATCCTTAGTTCGCAAGGTACAGAACCATGTGCCAAGCGGCTTGATTGTTTTGAACAACGATTTGAAAGACATGACAGATGATGAACGAAAGTACACATTCAGAAAATATATCAATTGAGGTTCAGGTCTTGGGCTTTTTGCTCAACAGCGACTTCTATGGTCGGGTAAAGAACATTGTTACCCGTGATATGTTCGAGGGCCGTTACGTTACGGTCTTTGACGCAATAACCTACGGACAGAAAACGTATGGCGTTACCTTACATCCCAATCAATTGGCGGCTGTTGTTAACGACAGAAATCCTGCCATGCCCAAGTCGGCAATGTATGAAATCTACGATATAATAAAATTGTTGCCCACTCATATGTCTGATGCGGCAGACCTTGAGTATGATGTAGTAAAAAATTTTTGGGTGCGTGACCGTGCGCGACAAATAGGGGAGAAGGCTATTGCCATCTTCACCGGAGAGTCCGAACACTTTGGCGAACTCAAGACCCTGATTGACATGGTAGAAGATGGGCGTATGTCTGACAAGACAACGTACAGTGAGATGGACAAAGGATTTACAGAACTACTAGAAGAAGAAACCGGAGACCCTGACTTTCCCTTTGGCTGGGATTTGTTGCGGCACCATCTGGCTGGCATGGACAGGGGCAACCTTGGTATTATCTTTGCGCGGCCCGAAGTTGGTAAGACAACATTCTGTGCTTTTATTGCATCTAACTATATTAAACAAAAACAAAAGGTTGTGTACTGGGCCAACGAGGAACCCGCAGAAAAAATCAAGATGCGTATCATCCAGAGTTATTTCAGTTTGACCCGTGAAGAAATGCGGGATAGCAGTCAGCAACTCGCTGAAAGATACAAAGCTGAGATTGAACCGTACCTAATCGTGATGGATTCGGTTGGTACATCTATGTCCGAACTCAATGAGTACGCCCAGCTAAACGAACCAGACGTTATGTTCTGTGACCAGCTAGATAAGTTTAGGGTTGACGGTGAGTTCAACCGTGGTGATGAGAAGCTAAAAGAAATATATGTCACGGCACGGGAGATTGCCAAGCGTAACAAACTGCTTGTGTGGTCGGTTAGTCAAGCAAGCTTTGATGCCCATGACCGTCAATTTATTGACTATGCAATGTTGGATGGTTCGCGTACGGGTAAAGCTGGTGAGGCTGATGTCATCGTTGGTATTGGTAAGACAGGAACATCAGAAGAAGAGAACACGGTTCGACACATCTGTATTTCCAAAAACAAACTCAATGGGTGGCACGGTATGTTTACCAGCCACATTGATGTACACAGAGGGGTTTACTACTGATGAACATTCTGACCCTAGATGTTGAGACCACCCACCGTGAGAAGGTTAATGGCAAGACCACACCCTTGCCCTACTTTGGCAACTCTCTGGTGTCCATAGGATACAAGTGGCTGGATAACGAGCAGGTGACTTACGACTGTTACTACCACAGTACAGAACCCCCCACGGAAAATGCCCACCGTGGTATGCAAGCATCGCTGGATAGGGCTGATGTTATTATCGGGCAAAACTTTAAGTTTGATTTGAACTGGCTGCGTGAGTGTGGCTTTACATACGAGGGATATATTTATGACACGATGGTTTCGGAGTATATACTGGCGAGGTCGGAGAGATGGCCTCTGGGACTTGCTTCTCTTGCAGAAAAGTATAGTGACGTACAAAAGCAGAAGGACGTTATCCTACCGTATATCAAGGAAGGTAAAACGTTTTATGACATTCCTTGGGATGTGATTGTCGAGTACGGCATTGCCGATGTACTCTCTACAGAGCAAGTAGCACTTGCACAACTCGAAGCCTTTGGCACTACATTTGAGGAACTATTTGATGAACAACCAAGCACTCTTGCCCACTTTGCGTCTGTCGCTTGAAATGACACGGGTACTTGCCCGTATGGAACAGAACGGAATTAAGGTAAACAAGCAAACACTAAAAGATATTCGCAACCTATACGAAGAAGAACTGTTTACCCTAGAGCGTAGGCTAAACGAACTTGCGGCCTTTGCTATGGGAGACACGCCCGTAAACTTGGCAAGCCCCGATGACCGTTCCAAGTTATTCTACTCCTGCGTTGTTCGTAACAAGGACAGGTGGTCTAGCACATTCAACCTAGGCCATGAGATTCGGGGTGCGGGTAGAAAACCCAAGCGGCGTCCACGGATGAGCAGGGCAGACTTTAACCGCAATGTTTTTAACGAGACCGATGTAATCTACAAGACCCGTGGCAGTCAGTGTAGTGATTGCGGGGGCAAGGGACGCTATGTGGCCCGCAAGAAAGATGGCACACTAGGTAAGGCTGTTCGTATTTGTAGGCCCTGTGAGGGTAAGGGTGTGCGCTACGAATCGACAGGTGAGGTTGCTGGGTTTAAGTTGGTGCCACGGGATGTGTACTCTGTTGCGTCTGCGGGATTCAAGACGGACAAGGAAACCCTAGAGAATGTTATGATAAGTCTGAGAGGTGACGCCCGTGAATTTGCAGAGGCTTACATACGATACAGTGCCGTTCGTACCTACATCAGTTCGTTCTTGGATGGCATGGAAAACAACATGGATGAGAACTCTATAATTCACACAGAGTTTATGCAGTGTGTGACAGCAACGGGCAGACTATCATCACGCAACCCCAACTTTCAGAACATGCCACGGGGCAACACCTTTGAGATTCGCAGGGCTGTTGAGAGCCGATTCGATGGGGGGTCTATCCTAGAGGGTGACTATGCCCAGCTAGAGTTTAGAGTTGCAGGGTTTCTTGCAGGGGATAGCACAGTGCGTTCGGATGTTGAGGCAGGTACGGATGTCCACAGTATCACGGCAGGTATTATTGGTTGTACCCGACAAGAAGCCAAGGCACATACCTTCAAGCCTCTGTATGGTGGCGTCAGTGGTACCGAAGACCAGAAGCGTTACTATACCACCTTCAAGGAAAAGTACGCAGAAGTTAGCCAATGGCACGAGGTTTTGCAAAAAGACGCCGTAACCAAGAAACACATAAGATTACCATCGGGTAGGCAGTATGCTTTTCCCCATGCCAAGTGGACTGACTGGGGTGCGGCGACAGACCGCACGGCTATCTGCAACTACCCCGTGCAAGGATTTGCCACGGCTGACCTCTTGCCTATGGCCTTGGTGCTTTTGGATAGGGCTGTAGCAAGTGAAGGATTACAGTCTGTTATATGTAACACCGTCCACGACTCTATGGTTATGGATGTGTATCCCGGAGAAGAACAGAAGTGTATTGACATGATGGCGGAGTGCATGTTAGCAATACCGCAGGAGACCCTCATCAGATACAATGTAGAATACGACATGCCCGTGGGAATAGAATTAAAAATGGGCAAGAACTGGCTTGACTTGGAAGAGGTCTTGACTGTATAATAGTCTTTCAACCCTAAACAAACGAGGATAAAATGGGTACAGAACTTCAAAATGTGAACGATGATTTAGACAACATGCTTGCTGCGTTTGATTCAGATAACGTAGATGATATTATGAAAATGACGGGGCAGTCAACTGACAGTGATGGCCCAAGGATGGGGCTTCCCCGTCTGAGTATCAACTATGATTCAGAGACGGATGATGGTTTGCAACTCAAGCGGGGTGCATGGAAGGTGTGGAATGGTTCCGCCCTTGCATACTCCGACACTGTGCAGTTTCGCCCTTTGTTGCGAACATATGAATGGTCTGTATGGGACCAAGAGGATAAGAAGTTTTCTTGCAAGTCTATTCAGAAGACTGGCTTGAAGGGTGAGTTCCCCGATTCTTTGGGCGGCAACAAGTGTGGTCGTCTCTCCAAGGAAGAGGAGCAGAACTTAGATGACAAGGACCCGCGCCTGTTACTGAGCAGGTCTGTCAGTTGCAACCAAGTAATCTACGGCATCATGGATGCACCGGACGCGACACTTGCTGATGGTACCCCTGCACCGATTGAGAACATGGCTTTTGTTGCGTACTTCAAGCGTTCGGGATTTGTACCTGTCCGTGAGTTTATGGAGAGCCTGACACGCCGCAAGGTCATTGCTCAAAAGGCTGTTGTTGAAATGACAACAGAGAAACACAAGATGGGCAGTGTGTTGTATTGGACCCCAAAACTTTCTATGGTCAAAGAAGTCGGCCTCACCGATGAGGACAAAGCGTTGATTAAGAAGTTTACGGAAACAATCAAAGGGCACAATGAGTCTGTGATGGCAGACCACCAGTCTAACACCAAGGCATCCATGAGTCCGGATGACATTGACCTTTCTGCACGGCTGGCGGGATAACAATGTTAGCCCTTGTAGAAATACAAGACTTTCTGCAAAAAGCGGGGCGGGGGGAGATAGACTCCTCTCGCCTCGAACCTTTGATAGAACAGTTTGGTGAGGATTGTAAGGCAGCAATGCGTAAACAATTTTCTAGTCGGGATGGTTACCGAATCCGCATGTCCGGAGTAGGTCGTCCCCTTTGTCAGCAACAGCTTGAGAAGAAAGGCATGAAGCAAGATGTTGGCTACAATGACATCATGCGATTTCTTTTAGGTGACTTGGTTGAGGCAGTAGCCATTATGGTTATGAAGTCTGTCGGCGTAAACATTGTTGATGAGCAACGCAAGTGTACAGTTAAGTTGGCTGGTCAAGATATCAATGGAACCCTCGACGTAATCCTAGACATAGATGGCGAAGAAAAGGTTTGGGATATCAAGTCGGCAAGCCCGTGGTCGTTTGCCAACAAGTTCTCTGGGCGTGGCGGGTACGACGCCATCAAAGAGGATGACCCCTTTGGCTATATCATGCAAGGTCACTTGTACGGTGAGGCAGAGGGTAAGCCCTTCGGCGGCTGGATTGTGATTGACAAGTCCAGTGGCGAATGGGATTTCGTAGAAGCCCCACAGGACCAAAGTAAGGACCGTGAAACATATTTAAAGGATGCCCATGACCGTGTGGATAAACTTGTTACTGATGCCCCGTTCAAAGTCCCGTTCGAGTCGGTGCCAGAAACCTATACAGTCAAGGGCCAGAAGATTGAGACGGGCAATCGTCTTCTTCCCAAGGTTTGCAGTTTTTGCTCATTTAAAGAGCATTGCTGGAAAAATGTGGAGTATGCACCGAAAGTAACATCACGGGCTAAGTTCAAACCAAATGCGTGGTACACAAAAATTGTAAAGAGGGAACTCTAGCATTGCCCCTTCTTTACACCCCATCGTATCCACGGGAACTGTTTACCTTGAATCCGGGGTTGATGTGTATCTACGTTGAATCCCACACAAGACGGGGTGGAGACCCAGCAACTGTGCAGGTTCGCACACTGGAAAAGTCTTTGCCCCTTACCTTGCGCGAGAACTTCTCTGCGGAAGGGCACCTGTCGTCCGACACTCATGTCCGTGACATACGGAAAATTGAGGATGAGTTTCAGGTTATTATCCACCATTTAAGACAGGGAGCAACTGTATGCCTTCCGACTCTGCCCCTAGCAGACGTATTCACCTACCTAGAAAAACGAACACCAAAGGTAGAAGGGTATCTATCAAAGAGGCTGGACGGGGTAAAGGCAGCATTTCCGTTGCTAGGATTATGAGAGGCACTAAATATAGGTCACAGTTTGAGATTGGATTAGCCAAGGCTCTTGCTCGTAATAATATACCATACGAGTACGAAACTATGAAATTAACTTACATACCCAAGCCTCGAACGTACACCCCAGACTTTATACTTACAAATACTGGAATCATAGTTGAAGCCAAGGGGCATCTTGATAAAGGCGACAGGGTAAAAATGCAGTTGATTAAACAGCAATACCCTGAACTGGACATACGTTTTGTTTTCGCAAGGGCATCAAATAGAATTTATAAAGGAAGCAAAACAACCTACGCTGACTGGGCTAACCGATATGGGTTTCCTTGGGCAGAGGGCAGCATACCAGAGGAGTGGTGCAAATGATGGACGATGCGTTTGGATTAGAAAAGGCCAGCCTATTGGGTGGGCGGTGGTACATTATTATGAAGCCCTCTGACGAAGAGGGATTTAACCTCACGGCCTACGACACAACCTCAGAAGAAGATGATGAAGAGTACATACCTGCAGGGGCTGTTGTGCAGCAGGGTATCCTAGAACTTATTGAGTCAGACATAGAGCGTGTGCTGGATGCAGGAATGGCACGGATAGCTGCCTATGAGTTCCTAGAGAAATCAGTCGAGGAAGCAGAGGACGAACACAAAGCTACAGTCATAGGGCGAGACGACAACATCGTCAAGGTTAAGTTCGGGAGAGAACAATGATTCGAGAAAATTGGAACTTGAACAACTATCAGGCACAGGCCAAAGACACGGCTATATATCCCGAAGAAGCAAAGATTGTGTACACGGCGTTGGGCCTTGCGGGAGAAGCTGGCGAAGTTGCTGACAAGGTAAAGAAGATTATTCGAGATGGGCGGGATGACACCGCGTTCAAGAATGAAATCGCACGAGAGATAGGAGACGTTCTGTGGTATTGTGCCTTGCTTGCAGATGACTTAGGCTACACCTTGCAACAGATTGCTGAGATGAACATAAGCAAGTTGAAGTCTCGCATGGCATCTGGTAATATACAGGGCAGTGGAGATAACAGATGA